ATCTCTGATACAGACACAAAAATTATTTCCATCGAATTTGCAACCAGTGAGGAAGTCATGGCGCAGTTCTTTGGTTCTGTGATTGTGGATGTAAAAGCAGATCCTGTGGAAAAAAGCGTGACAGCAAAGACCAGTCTGGTGATTCCGGCTGTTGATGTAACAGCGATTGTTTCAGAAACTGAGGGAGAAGAAGCGGGAGAAAGTACAACAGATGAAGGTACAGAACTGGAAGTTATCGGTAATACGAAAGAACAGACCATTGAACTGGAAGTGCCAGTTGCATGGAAAGAAGATGGAATGGCAGTTGCCCATTTTGTATTTGAACTCAATGATGTGGTTATTGACATCCATCAGCCGGAAGAAACATGGCATTCTGGGAGACACACCATCATGCTTTATTATCCCATTGATCATGTGATCGCCAATTACAGAAACATCTTTAATGTTTACATGAGGGTGGAAGGTGGCACAGGGAGCGTGGGAACAGGAAATTGTCTGGCTGCCATTACCGGACAGTCGATGGGTGCCGGAGAGGCTTGGGATGGAGAAATCAAGATTGAAGAAAAGATTACTTCATTCTCTTTGGGAACAGTTACAAGAGCAGTTGGCCTTAGTGATGCTGTCAGCTTCAAGATCGATGAAACTATGAGAAGGGCATATGTAGATGTGCTTACTGAAAGAATTAAAATCGGTGCTTTTGCAATGCCGATAGAAACGGAGGACTAAATGAAGTTAAAAGGAACTATGGTATTGGAATTAACCGATACAAATACAGGCGAAGTGGAGCGTGTGGAAGAAACCAATATGCTTACCAATGCAGTAAACCATATTTTAGGGTTAAATCCGATGGGGATATTCTATGCGGCCAGTGATGAATATGATGAACATGTGCTGTGGAATGATGTGTTGCTTCCTATCTGTCCGAACATGATAGGGGGCATTCTTCTTTATTCAGAGCGATTAACGGAGGATGTGGAAAATATATATCCAACCACAGCAAAACTGCCGGTGGCATATGCCAGTAACGATGTCAATGCTACCGCCAGTGTGGCAAGAGGAAGTATGAACCTGACAGAGAGCAAGGCACTTGACAATGGGTTCCGTTTTGTGTGGGAGTTTACGCCGAGTCAGGGAAACGGAACGATTGCAGCGGTAGCACTTACTTCTGCCCAGGGTGGAAAGAATGTGTATGGAGATATGGAAGGGTCAGCAGAATCTTTTCTTGTGCTTAAGAGGGTAACTCTGGATGCTATGGAAAAAGAGGAAATGGCTAGTATTTACAGTGCCGTGGAGGTGGATTTTGAAAATAATGTGATGTACAGCATCCGTTTTCAGGATGCCTCCGTCATTGTCCGTAAGAAAAAGCTGCCGGTGTTTACGCTGGGAATCAATGACAGGTTGAATGACATGACCTGTACCTTGATTGAGGAAAAGGTTCTCACATGCAATACGTTTGCATTTCTTGGAAGTTATACGCCTTATGGGAATTTCTTTGACGGGCATGATGGGTATTGGTATGGATTTGCCAATCAGGGCAATTCTTCCGGGGATGCTACCATGTACTGGATTAAGATTAAAAAGGATGACTATTCTTATACCGAAGGTGTGTGGACTTTGTCCAATGCACACCTGCAGGCTGTGGGAAGTTTTAAGGTGGATACTTATGTAGAGAGAGCCAACAGGGGAGTCATCCGAAATGGCTATCTGTATGTTCCGGCTTATGATCTTACCGGTATTTACAAAATCAATGTGAATAATTCGGCGGATGTGACCTTTATTGAATTTGGCTTTACATCAGCCGGAACAGCCTTGTCCGGTTCCAGTACCGGAGCAACTTATGTTGTGTTGATCAATGATCTGATTATCGGATGGGATTACCAGATTAAACCGGATGATACGGTGGTGCAGACTGCCGGAAGTAAGAGATTTCTCTATGCGGGAACACCTTTATTTCAGTATAAGGAGTTTGTAACCACATGGGGAGGAAATTACGGTTCGGATTACCACAGCACATTTCTGGTGACTCCGTATCTGGCAAGTATCAACAATCTGGATTCGGCGGTCATCAAGAATACGGATAAGACAATGAAGATTACCTATGAACTGACAGAGGTAACAGAATAATTTAATCACAGGGAGCTTTGGCGATAGTGTTCAAAGCTCCTTTTAATATGCACAAAAAGAAAGCGAGGTATAAGTTTATGAAAGAATTTTGGAATGTGATTCAGATGGTGTTCACTGCGGTGGGCGGATGGCTCGGATATTTTCTGGGTGGTTACGATGGTCTTCTCTATGCACTGGTTGTGTTTATGGTGGTGGACTATATCACAGGCGTCATGTGTGCAGTTTCTGATAAGAAGCTGTCCAGTGCGGTTGGTTTCAAGGGCATTTGTAGGAAAGTGTTGATTTTGATGCTTGTAGGCATTGCAAATCTTCTGGATGTAGAGGTTATTGGAACAGGTGCAGTATTAAGGACTGCTGTGATTTTCTTCTATCTGTCCAATGAGGGTGTGTCCTTACTGGAGAATGCGGCACATCTTGGCTTGCCTATTCCAGAGAAGTTAAAGGCAATCCTGGCACAGCTCCATGACAGGGCAGAAGGGGATGGTGATGACAATGAAGTTGGTTAAGAGTTTATTGACAAAAAATCCGTGTTATACAGCCGGAAAAAAGATTACAGTGAAGGGGCTTATGCTCCATAGTGTAGGGTGTCCTCAGCCGAGGGCATCCGTTTTTATTAACAGTTGGAACAGGGAAGATTATGACAATGCCTGTGTCCATGCATTCATTGATGGAAATGACGGAACTGTGTACCAGACACTTCCGTGGAATCACAGAGGATGGCATGGTGGTGGCTCATGTAACAATACCCATATCGGTGTGGAAATGTGCGAACCGGCTTGTATCAAATATACCGGTGGTTCTACATTTACCTGTTCTGATAAAGCGACTGCAAAGGCGGTAGCAAAGAGAACTTATGAAGCGGCGGTGGAATTGTTTGCCATGCTTTGTAAGGAATATGACCTGAACCCGACAGCAGATGGTGTTATCATCAGCCATGCAGAAGGTCATAAGAGAGGAATTGCAAGCAATCATGGAGACCCAGAACATCTCTGGAGACAGCTTAATATGGGCTATACCATGGATGGATTCCGTAAGGATGTTAAGTCTGCTATGACAGAAAAAGCGTCTGGTATGCAAGCAACGGAATTTGTCTCACTTTCTGAGACAGAAGTTGTTGCAAAGGTGGGTGCATTGTTTACTGCTGATCAGAAGAAAAGTGGTATCCTGGCATCTGTTTCTTTGGCACAATTCATTCTGGAAAGTGGATATGGCAAGAGCGAACTTGCCCAGAATGCCAATAATTGTTTTGGCATGAAGAAATCTCTGTCCGGTAACACATGGAGTGGTTCTGTCTGGGATGGAAAGTCTGTGTACACAAAACAGACGAAAGAGCAGAATCCAGATGGTTCTTATGAAACTATCACAGCAGATTTCCGTAAGTATATCTGTGTTGAAGATTCCATTGCAGACCACAGTGCATATCTGCTTGGTGCCATGAATGGCAATAAGAAGAGATATGAGGGCATTGCCGGAATGACGGATTACAAGAAAGTGGTACAGCTTATCAAGGATGGTGGATATGCCACATCTCTGACCTATGTGGAGAAGCTGTGTTCCATTATCGAGAAATGGAATCTGACACAGTATGATGTAAAAGAGACTGTTGCAGAACCGGAGAAGTGGTACAGAGTCCGTAAGAGTTGGACAGACGCAAAGAGCCAGAAGGGTGCTTATAAGGTGCTGAAGAATGCGAAAGTATGTGCAGATAAGAATGAGGGCTATTCTGTTTATGACTGGAATGGCAATGCGGTGTATACACCATCAAAGTCATCCGAGCCGGAGCAGAAAAAAGTTTCTTACCGTGTCCGTGTCAGCATTAAGAATCTGAATATCAGAAAAGGCCCTGGTACACATTTTGCAAAGACAGGAGCATATACCGGAGTGGGTGTGTTTACTATTGTTGCAGAGAGCGTAGGGCTTGGTTCTGAAAAAGGATGGGGCAAGCTGAAAAGCGGTGCCGGATGGATTAGTCTGGATTATGCGAAGAAAATATAATATGTAGTGAATCGACCTGTGGGTGCTGTTATGGTGCTCGCAGGTCTTTTTTTGTGTGTGGTTGCAAGTAGCACGGGAAAGTTGCGATTATGGATAGAATAGAAATAAAAGTTGCTAATAAACTATTTGAGTTGCAAATAAGGGTAAAAATATTGAAAAAAATGCAACAAGTGGTATTATAGAGATGTGAAAGGCAACAGCTTTTGCGAAATATTTCTGGAAGGAGAACTTAAAATGTCAAAGGAAAATGAAATTGCTTTTTTGTGTAAAAGATTAAAAGAACTTCGAGAAAAAAATAATTGCACCATGGATGAAATGGCTCAGAAGTTGGCTGTTAATGGTATCGCACCTAATAAATCATCTATTTCAAGAGTGGAAGCAGGAAAAACAAGTGAGAAAACTTTAATTGAAACTGCAAGAAAGTATTGTGAGGCCTTTGGTATGTCGGAAGAGCAGACAAACCAGTTCTTACGAGGAGAACGAATTGCGGTTCCGGATACATCTGCTTTATTAAAAAATTCACAGCTTATTGATGAACTGAACAAAGAATACAGCAAGGTAATTATTCCGAAAGTTGTTGTGGATGAATTGGATAATATCAAAAACAAAAATTCTGGACCATTAGGAAGAAAAGCATGGGAAGTGATCCGTGGAATTAGCTATGGAGATAGAACAATTCTTATGGATTATACAGGAGACAGTGATGAAGAAAATGAGGATTGCAAGATAATCTATATTGCTCAGGAAGCATCGGATATGTACCACTGCAAAGTTGATATTATTACGGAGGATACGGACTATTCGGCATACTTAAAAGGTAATGAATCAGTAGCAGCTTTGCATTTAAGAGAATATATGGCTACGAAGCAAGAGCTTATCAATATGTCTAAGATTTCAAAAATTGATGCATATTATGCTGATTCATACGAGAAGTGTGAAGTGCCGAACGCAGAAGAAATCAATGCTTATTTACCAGATGGAAACACTCTGATAATTTCAGCAGTAAGAAACCGAAAAGCAACATTTGAGCAGAGAAAGTCCAAAATTGAATGGCTTATTTCTCTTGGTGCAGATAAGAACAAAAGAGATTGCAGTAGAAGATATTTCCCGCCAATTTCTCACGCAGTTCAAATGGGAGATTATGACATGTTTCTATTCCTATTGAAAGAGTGTGAAGTAAACCCAAATGTGGGTAGCAGAAATCCGTTTGATGCAGGTAAAGTCCGCCAAAAGAATGAAGGAAATATGCCACTGATGATTGCTGCATGGGAAGGTAAAAAAGATTTTGTGATTGCTTTGTGTGAAGATGAAAGAACCAGTATCAATCAACAGGACGCCAATG